GGAACAGGAACAACCTGTACGGTAGTTTCAAGGTTTGTACCAGCAAAACCCCTTAACAAGTCATTTGGTAAATCATACTCACCTGAACCAGCGGCTTTATTCAGCTTAATATAAGCCAAATAATCAGCAGGATTCATCAATACATGAGTAGGATTCATGTAATTACCAAGTAAGATGTTAAATGCTGCGTCAAGTATCATTTCAACTCCAATCGTCATCGACCCACCGAAATCAGTTGCATAATCAGGAGCATTCGCTGTTATATAATCGATAATCATATTATTTTCAGCAGCAAACAGTCCGTTTCTTGAATAAAGCAACGTATTTGTAATACTCGATTGCAGATATCTTACATTCATTAACAGCTCACGATTTACGGTCGCAAAACCAGCAATCCATTTCATCGGTACAGTTATATCTGTATATGTAGGATTTATTTCAGGTTTAGGCGTAGTCCCAGCTCCTCTTTCCCATACATCAGCTCCGCCTGTAATAACTCCAGCCTGCGGAATAACAACGGAAGCTTGATCTGTCGTTACATTCGGGAAAATATTACGCAAATATAGCGGCGAGTAAGGACTGTTATACAGACTCGTTCTTACTTCAGTCGTCTGCCGACTAAGCGCATCTGCGGGTATCCAGCTGGCATCAGTTATAGCTTTTAATACCAACTTCTCTTTACCCCTGAAACTCTTTAATGTTTCTGCACTTTCTTCAATCGTGTTTGAAATTACATCATAAATATTTTTTATTGACTTTTCACAAGCACCAGTTTGTTTAACTTGTTTTATTCGAGCCTGCAACTCCTGAACTTGTTTATAAAAATCAGCCTTCAACACTTCTACTTCTTCTTTCGTCATAACCTTATCGAATTTCGATATTACTTCATTCAACTTCTCGTTTACAATCTCTTGCGCCTTCCCCTGTGCAGCTTCTTCGGCTGTCTTTTTGATATTTTTCAGCGCTTCTTGTTTTTGTTTTTCAAGCAATTCAGCTTGTTCTTTTTCTATATTTTCCATAATTTTTTTTGTTTAATTGTTTAAATAAATAATTCGTAAATATTCATTATCAACGGCTCAATGTGTCGAGTGGTTTCAGCTTCCAGCTGCTCCGGCTCTGCATCTTTGAGTGTCAAAAATTTCTCTAATGATTTCAATATATTATCCGAGAATTTAGCATTATATGCCTTCTCGATGATATTCCAAAATTCTTCTTGTGTTGGCTCTGTCAATTCTTTCACTGCTTTAACCGCACTTACCAACGACAACTCATTCGCTGGCTCTTCTGTCGTTAATACCGATATTTCCTTCAACTTATATTCGACAACCTCCGCCTTATTCTTCGGATTACGCTTAATAATCCAGCCACCAATACTCATTCCACTTTCAAATCCGTTCTCATGCAAAAACTTAACTTCGTGAAATGTGTCTCGCCCTGTATCGGTATCCATCAGCATCTTTGCCGTCAGTCCGAGCCCGTAGGTNTCGGCAATATCCAACTCAATCGGCACGCCAACAAGCTGTGGCGAATGATTCTTAAATATCTTTATCTTTTTAGCTCGCTCTCCAACTGTTTTTGAAAATGAGCCTGGCAACGATATGTCGCCATCAAGGTCTTTAACGTTATATACGTTTGCATAACCTTTGATTATTCCTGTCGCATCATCGATGTCTCGAAACTCCGATAAGTTTTTATATATCATTTTATCTATCTTTTCCATTGCTATATATTTTTAAGTTTTTAATCGTACATAAACAACCTGACAACCGCAGTTGATAACATTCCCAGCCGACGCCGATGGGTCGTGAGGGTACATCATGCGGTCGGTAATTCCTGTGTTCGGGTCAGTTACAATAAACGGCTCGTCCTTCGGTATCGCAACACCTGTATCGAGCGCTATATGCCAGTCTCTCGGGTCTTTTGCTCCTCGATGTATCCACAACTTACCAATAGGTAAATCCGTTTGTGCTGCCCAATCTTCTGCCGACTTCGTTTTCGCTATATTTATAGCATTGCCAGCCTCCGTCCTGGCTATAACTCTCGCTCTCTTTTTACCAGCTNCACCTCCCATCACAGCTTGAATACGTTTAGAAAATTCTTCTCGTGTCTCACCAATTTTATTGCTTTCTATCGTCTCGGCAACCAATTGCTCTCGTGTAGTCTCATCAATACCGACAACTTTGTTTACTAACGTCGTTAAGATATAGTTTTCAATCCAAAACGACCATGTCGGCATAAAGAAACGTTCTTTCTTCTGTGCTACATTTTTCTCTAATTGCTCCCATTGCCTCGACAGATAGTCCGCAAGTGTTTCACGATATAATTTTTCGAGCGCTTCGCCAAGCGCACTACCTACAACCTGATACTTCAACCAGCTCTCGGCATTCTTCTTGAATGCCTTCAAAACCTCCCTCGCAAACAATCTCTCATAAACTGTTTGTCTCCTGGTTTCTATCTGTATCAGTCGCTGTAATCTCATATCTGTATGTCTATATCAAAATCCGACAGCGGGACAAGCCCTTGCTGAACAAACACTTGATTTGCGTATTCTTCTTCAAGCTCATCACTACCAAGCATAACACGCACCTCGTTTATCGTATGCGTCCTTAAAAATGCTTCTGTCTGGTCAACCGATAACCGTAATTCATCATATGACGATAAGTCGTAATCAATAACATAATTTTTATTGTCTCTCCGTCGAAACGGTTCAACAAGCCAACTGTTAAGCTTGTCTTCTTCTGCAGACAAGTACGGCAATATTACTTCCTTTACAAATCGCTCGCTTGCGGCTTTCATGTTTTGATACGTCGGGTTGGGGTCGAACAGCGTTGCAGGGACTCCCCATAAATCGCATAACTTATAACCTGCGTGTTGAATGCCGTTTATTATATTCAACGCATCTGGCGACAAGCCTATTTGTGTATATTGCAGCGGCATCGCACTTACAACAATCTTATTCTTATTATCCGTGCCGTGAATTTTCTTATCAACCGTATCCTGTGTTTTATCCACCTGGTCTGGTGTCAACCACAGCTCTGGATTGGGATGATTAGGCGATATTAATCCTTTCGCTCCCTCATTCTCAACAGACTTAACCCAGCTTTCGATAGCTACATCATCAAGTTTCAAGTACTTCAACCCGGCAACGAGCGGTGATAATCCTCGAAAATGACTAAACTTATCATCAAACAAAGGATTCGGCATCTTCATATGAAGAATAGCCTTCATATCATCGTAAACAAAATCTCGATATTGTCCATTAAATAAATAAACACGCCAACCGACGAGATTACCGTTTTCAATGAATGGCGTCATTAATTGCGCTGGAATAGCCTGCAATGATAATGCACAATCATCGTCTCCTGCTTCACGATAAATAAATGCCTCGCCTTGAACAAAATAGAATACTCTAACTAATGTGATAAAGTCTCGCCATGTTTGCTGCTCATTCGGATTTTTAAGCAACTTAACAAGGTCAAGATTTTCATCAGCAAAATCTAACGCTTTCCTAACCTCTAATCTATGTTTAGCAGCTCCGACAGGTGTATCTCTGAAACATTTTGTCGTCAAATATTTTCTTGACTTAATACCTTCTCTATCAACGTAAACATATGGTGTTGCCACATTAGCTTTATCAACAATCTTTTTTATAATACTATAAATATCGGCATTAGACGTATATCCATTTTTAATAAAATCTTCTGCATTAAAACTATACCAAAGAACACTACCACCCCCGATAAGGTAACTTTGAAGCGCTTTTAATATCTCCTGTTTTCGCACTTCGTTATTTTTCTTTATTTTTTTTCTGAATAACGACATTTATTTTTATTTTTTTATCGTCAATTATCGACGCAATATTAAGTATTATTTTTTGATATATGAGTTTTTTTTCGGAAAAATATTTTATTCTTAATTATTTCACGGCAAATTTAAAGTTGTATTTTGGTGAGATGGCATAGCGCATAGCATCACAGCAATGATTATAAGCGTCTATGGGTCTGTTAGTTGGCTTGCCATCTTTATCTTCAAGCCATCGATAATTACGAAGCTCTTTAATAAGATTCACGCTCCGCTTCGTTACAAAAATATTCTTACTCTGAAGCTTGTCAATCCCAACTCTGACACTATCAGCACCTTTCTTCGCTGGCTTAATATTAAACCCGGCATCATGAATTTCTTGAATACTCTTCGGCTCTGCGCTATCAGCGATAATCTCATCATAATCCTTACGAATACCGAGCTGCTCCATCATCTTAATTATATCTTTATTTAATAGCCCAGTCCTGTAAATCAATTCGTCAACGAAAAACGCATCTTCGGTTTCAATAACCTTAACCAACGCTGTGGGGTCGTTTGAAAAACCAAAATCCAATCCGTATGTATAATCACCGTCAGGCATCTTATCCACCTGTTGCCAGTTATTAAAAATAATCCCTTCACTTACACCATACTCGCAATCGAAATGCACACGCTTAAAATTTTTATCCCTTTTCATGCGTGTCTCAATACGACTTCTTTCCGTTTCAGGTAAAAAAGGATTATCAAGGTAATTAGACTTTATAACCACAGTGTCGTTGTAATTCATCAACCAATCCTCGAGCCAAAACTGCGACGTCGGGTTGAAATCCGCAATAACATTCTCGGACCGCCTTGCCAACTCATCCCAAACATCACGCTTCAATGAATTAATTTCATTACCATATAACCAATCACGCCTCGCTCCCAGCGCTTTATCTATTCTATCTGCCGAAAAAAATTCAATAATACTGCCTGTCGGGGCAGTCCAACGAGCCGATGTAATATTCCAATTACACTTTTTCCAAAGACCTATCTTTTTGCAAACAGTTTCCAATATTCGTATCGTCCCGATGTTGAGATGAGGTCTCGACTCTGAAACGACAGTTATAATTTCATCATCGTTCGATAATGCAACTGATAACAGAAACAACATGATATCGTACGTCTTTCCTGACCCGGTCCCGCCCCGATGAATAACAACCTTTTTACCATCGTAAAAAAAAGCCTTTTGCGTCTTATCGAATATTGTACCTGTCTCTATATCGACTGTTTTACTCATCTATTTTATTGTTTTCTTCGCTATTTTCTTCATTTTTTTCTTCTTTATCCTTCTTATCTTTCCTAATACTCCTGTTTACGAAATTAATCGTAATACTGTCGTCTTTCGCATTCATTTCGATATACTGCTGATTAAGCACCCTCCGTTCATCGGGTGTGCAAACCAGTCTATATAATGCCAGCAGCTCGCCAGCTTTGTTCGATTGAAACAACTTAGCTCGGATAGCGGATTTCGTCCTTATTCTGTTTTGCTCCAAAAGCTCCTTAAACATTTCCGATTCTTCCGAGCCTTCGGGAAAATATAAATAAAATGTTGAGGTGCTGCATGGCACATATGCAACAATATCAGAGATAAAAAACAAGTTGTGTTTCTTTATTGCTTCTATCGCTGTTTTCTTTATTTCCTCTTTATCATATAATGCCATAATTATTACGTTTAGGTTCATTTGTAAATGGATAATCCTCAGGGTATGTATCCCATGCTATATTATCTCGCTCCGTTCCTTTTAAAATTCTTGGATATAAATATTTTGATACAATATGATGATGTAACCTTCCACCATTCATCTTTTGTCGTTCTGCATAAATAGCACTCGGAAACTGTATCGGTGTAACAAGTGCCTTATTCAATAATTTGCACTCATGATATAAATCAGTTAACCCTCCTTTCGATACAGCAGAAACAGTTTGATTTAAAACTAATCCATCTCCATAACTACCTGTAAATAATCCTTCATTCATTATACATACAAACTGACTCGTATCATCATCTTGTACTCCACGTTCACCTCTATAAATATATTTAGTTAATATGAACGTCGTATTCATAACCTTATTACGAATCATTTTTTTATTTTTACCTCCAATAAAATCCCCAGTCTGACTTATTCCGAAACAACCAATATGTCTTTTATACATCAATTCCTTCACATTATTAAATGTAACCAAAATATCATCAAGAGTAGCTAACCGAACATATCGCCCAAATCGTTTTATCTGATACGATATCGTATCATCATCTTGCACTAAATAAAACTCTATTCCCATTTTTTTTGCATAATCATAAAACATGTTTCTTGCTTGTCCAGCAGAACGCCTCGATATACTTGCTCTATGAACATAATCATAACGCCTCCTCGCTTCTTTCATATCAAAAACATAAAGATTAAAACCTATTTTATTCGCAACCTTCTCATAATCCTTTATATCGTCAGTTTCATCATCAATAAAAACATGTATCTTATTAATATCCCAACCGATTTTATGAAAATACTTTACCGTTTTCAAATTATAAGGTCTATGATACGACGGTATGAATATATCAATCATCTTCGTTTTCATCGTTATATATTTTCCAGCCATCTATTTCATTATGTGCTCTTAAAATATCGTCTTCTATAAATCCATATAACCCAGAATCACATAAAACAAGCCGTAATCTTTCCATTACTTTCCTTTCTTCTTCCGTTGCATTAAAATAATAATAATTTGCCACACTCTCAAAATCTATTTTCAAGAAACGGTATGCAAACATTTTCATTACTTCTTTCTGTTCTTCCGTCAGCTGCGAATCTTCGATAACCTTAATCTTTACATCAAATTTTTCAGTATCAATACAATCCGATAACGTTATATTAGGTATCTTTTCAGGTTCATAATAAATACTCTCAAATTTCAATTCGCTAAGTTTTTCTGTCTCCGACTTCGTTTCAATCGGGACACCCCATGCCTTTAAATCAACCTCCCATTCTTCAAGTAGCTCGTAATCCCATTCGCTACCCCAATGTGCATTATCTTTGACAATAAATTCTTTCTTTTGATCTTCTGACAATCCTTCAACTTTTTCGATCCACGCATCGGGGATTTCTTTGTATCCTAGTTTTTTAAGCGCAAAGTACCGCTTATTGCCTCCGAGAATGTTATTATCTTCATCGATAACAATCCGACGAATCTCCATCATCCGCTCAAACTCCTGTATTGACTTCGCAATACGTTTTATCTGCTCATCACCAGAGGATTTAAATGGATTTTTTTCAAGCGGCTTTAATTCTGTTATTTTCATTTCCTTTTTTTTCTATTAACCTCAACGACACAAATATATGTATTATTTTCATACAAAACAATCTTTTAAAAAAAAAAATTTATATTCTTTACCGCATAATAAATATAAGGTTTGCTAT